TACCAGTTCCGCTTCCACCATATATTCCTTTAGCATTTTGTTCTCTAGTAAAGTCATACATCATTTTTAAGAATCCTTCTTGATTGTCTGTTCGCCAGTTTTCACCAAGGTCGTCTCTCATACCAGCTCGTTCTTTCATAGTCCATTTCTTACCAGT